GCCTTTCCGCGGGCGACAGGACAAGACAGTGAGCGCCACCCTCGCACCTGCGGCCGTCGAGCGCGTCTGCGTCTCCTGCGGCGCGCTGTTCTCCGACGTCCGGCGAAGCGGCGCGCCCCGCTCGTACTGCGACGACTGCCGCTCCTCGCGCAACGGGAAGCAGGCCGAGGTTCTGGCTCCGGCGGAGCCGCTGCCGGGCAGGCCGTTCACGCTCCGGCACTTCCGCGCCTGGTGCTCGCGGCTGCGGCTGCGCAACGGCGAGCAGTTCGAGCTCGAGGAGTGGGAGGCCCGCTTCGTCTCGGACGTCTTCGCGGGCTACCGCGAGTGCTGGCTCGTCGTTCCAGAGGGCAACGGCAAGAGCACCCTCGTCTCGATCCTGCTCGCCTACTTCTGCGAGTTCTTGCCGGAGGCCTGCATCCCCGTCGCGGCCTCGGCCCGTGACCAGGCGGAGATCATCTTCCAGCTCGTCAAGGGCTTCGTTCGGCGCTCGCCGGCGCTGCAGGGACGCTTCGTCTGCAAGCCGGGCAAGCGCGAGGTGGTCGTGGGCGACTCGTTCGCGAAGATCTACGCCTCCGACGCCGACACGGGAGACGGGATCATCCCGGTCGGTCTCGAGATCATCGACGAGCTGCATCGGCACAAGACGCTCGAGCTCTACCGCACCTGGGCGGGCAAGCTCGACAAGGAGGACGCGCAACTGATCGTGATCTCGACGGCCGGTGAGCCGGGCGGCGACTTCGAGCAGACCCGTGCGGCGATGCGTGAGGCGGCGACCGAGGTCAAGCGCGACGGCTGCTTCGGACGCTACGCCTCGGAGACGTTCGTGCTGCACGAGTACGCGGTCCCCGACGACGGCGATGTCGAAGACCTCGAGCTCGTCAAGGCCGCGAACCCCTCCTCGAGGATCACCATCGAGACGCTCGCGGCGAAGCGCTCGAGGCCGAGCTGGACGCTCGCCCACTGGCGCCGCCTGACCTGCAACGTGCCGACCCGAGACAGGCACGCCGCGATCTCGGAGGCCGAGTGGAGCCGGGCTCGGACGGACGAGCGGATCCCCGACGGGGCGGAGGTCTGGCTCGGGATCGACTGGGGCTTCAAGCGTGATACGACTGCGATCGTCCCCCTCTGGTGGCGCTCGGACGCCGAGCGCATCCTCGGCGAGGCGTCGATCTTCGAGCCGCCGCGGGACGGCTCGTCGCTCCACCCCGACGTGGTCAAGGCGAAGATCCGCGAGCTCGCTCAGCGCTACCGCGTGACGACGGTCGTCATGGACATGACGCACGCGACCGACGTCGCTCACTGGACATCCGACGAGCTCGACGTCGTGGTGGTCGACCGGGCCCAGTCGGCGAAGCCGCAGACGGAGGACTACGAGCGCTTCATGGCCGCCCTGCGCAACGGCCACCTGCGCCATACCGGGGATCCTGGCCTGCGCAGGCACGTCCTGAACGCGGTGGTCAAGCTGACCGACGACGGCCGGGCTCGCTTCGTGCGCCCGATCGAGTCGCGTCTCGGGCCGAACCAGGCCGTGCGCGTGATCGACGCGCTGATCGCAGCCGCGATGGTGCATTCGGTTGCCGTCGAGCAGCGGACGGCGATGCCTGCGAAGGCGACCTGGAGAGCGCTGTGACCAGGACGCTCTGCTTCGTCGTTCCCGCCTACCGCCGCTTCGCGCTGACCCGCGTCTGCCTGCGCCAGCTCGCCAGGACGTGCGAAGCGCTCGCAGAGCACGACATCGAGGCGACTGCGGTCGTGATCGCCGACGATGAGAACCTGGACGTGGCCGAGTTGCTCGGCTTCGCAACCGTGCGCCGCGAGAACCGCCCGCTCGGGCGCAAGTTCAACGACGGGATCGAGCTTGCCTGCCGCTACCTGGGGGCCGAGTACGTCACCTGCATCGGCACCGACAACTGGGTCGTGCCCGAGCTCGTCGCGCAGCTCCCCGAGCCGTGGACGATCATGGCGCATCGGCTGGTCACGCTCGTCCACGAGTCGGGCCGGAAGATGGTGCCGCTCCGCGTCTCCTATCCGGGCGGCGACGGGGTGAGGACGTACCCGCGCGATCTGCTCGAGCCGCTCGGCTTTCGCCCTGCCGACGAGGATCGGTCTCGGGCGATCGACACCTCGATCCGAGACCGGCTCCGCCTCCGCGAGTACGCCTACTTCGACCTTCACCCGCTGCAGATCGTCGGCTTCCAGTCGGCGGACGAGCAACTGAACGGCTACCGAGAGCTGCGGGCCGCGTTCGGCTGCGGCGAAGAGCTGCGCGACCCGTTCGAGCGGCTGGCCGAGCACTACCCGCAGGAGGCAGTCGAGGAGGTGCGCGAGGTGTTTGCGCAGAGAGGGCTGGTGGCGGCATGACCGCCACCTTCGACGCCACCTGGTACGACCGCGTGATGGTCGAGCTGGACTCGCCGGCGATGCTTCCGCTCGAAGACTCGCCCTGGCTCACGACCTACACCGAGGTCGCGCAGATGATCGACCCGAACGAGGAGGTCGTCGATCTCGGATGCGGGACGGGGCGCTTCATCAGGCTCCTCTACGAGCGCGGCCACTACGGTCGGATAACGGGGGTCGATTGGTCGGCGGCAGCCCTCGCCGAGGCCGAGCGCTACGTCTCGCGCACGGAACCCGTCTGGGTGCTCGGCGACCTCGCGCAGTGGCGGCCGGATCCGCTCCGAGCCGGCAACACGGTCTACGTCTGCCTCGAGGTGCTCGAGCATCTCGAGGACGACCGCGAGCTCGTGCGGCGAATCCCACCCGGGCACCGGCTGATCTTCTCCGTCCCCAACTTCGACTCCGAGTCGCACCTGCGCGTCTTCCGTAGCCTGCGGGAGATCTGGCACCGCTACGAGGGACTCCTGGCTTTCCGGCGCTGGATCATGGTCGGCTCGGATCGGCAGGGCCTGCACATCTGCGAGACGAGACGGAGGGCCGACTCGTGGTGAGGCTCTGCGCTGCGCTTGCCTGGTACGACGAGCCGCTGCCCTTCTTGCGGCGCTGCGTCACTTCGCTCCGTGGGGTCGTCGACGAGCTGGTAGCGCTCGACGGCGCATGGCAGCTCTTCGAGGGCGGAGCGCAGTCTGCCTCCGATCAGGAGGAGACGATCAGGAGGGCTGCGGCCGAGGCGGGGATCGTGGCGCACATCCATGCGCCACGCGAGGTCTGGGCCTCGCAGGTCGCCAAGCGAGCACGGCTGATGGAGCTTGCGGCAGAGCGTGCGGACTGGATCCTCGTCATCGACGGCGACGAGTACGTGACGCGGGCCGACCCGATCGAGATCAGGCGCTCGCTCGGCGAGACGGACTACGACTGCGCCTTCGTCGGGTTCTGCAACCTGAACCGTGGCGAGTCGATGCCCGGCACGACGCCGCACTCGGGCCTGAATCGGAGGCTCTTCCGCGCCGGCACGACCGTGCGTACCGTCCACTCTGGCTACGTCTACGACGGACGCAGCGTCGTGATCGAGGACGCGCTCGATCTCCGCCACGCGCTCGCCCTCGAGCACGACAACGTCAACCGGGGCACAGCCCGAAACCAGCGGGCGCGCACCTACCGTGCCCTCCGCGACATGACCGCAGCCGAGAAGTGGGTGACACTGTGAAGGTCGTCGTGCCAGCCGCGATGCTCGCGACCGGAGACGTCGCTGCTCCGAGGGCGTCGCTAGCAGCGCGCTCCTGGGGCTGGATGAAGCGCCAGGCCGGCGCGCTGAAGGCGCTCTTCGTCTCGCGCACCACCTGGCGCTCGCTGATCCTCCCCGGGACGACCTTCGACTACCAGCGCGAGGTCGGCGACATCACCGCGGCCTCGACGATCACGGCGCCGCTGTTCTGGATGGCCCGCACCTTCCCGGAGGCTCCGGCCGCGATCTGGCGCCGCCTCCCGAACGGCCAGAAGGAGCGCGTCTTCCGCCATGCCCTGCTCGACCTGCTCGAGCGCCCGAATCCGTTCTACACGGCACCGCAGCTCTGGGCGGCCACGGTCATCGACTACATGGTGGACGGCAACGCCTACTGGATCAAGCAGCGGAACCGTGCCGGGGCCGTGACGCAGATCTGGTGGACGCCGCACTGGCTGATCGAGCCCGTCAGCGTGCCTGGCAGCGACGTGTTCATCGATCACTACCTGTACCGACCGGGCGACCAAGTAGTGCGCCTCCCCGTGGAGGACGTCGTTCACTTCCGATTTGGCCTCGACGGGGCCGATCCGCGCTTCGGGATCTCCCCTCTGCGGTCGGTGCTGCGCGAGGTCTTCACCGACAACGAGGCCGCGAACTTCACCGCCGCGCTCCTCCGCAACATGGGCGTCCCCGGCGTAATGGTGAGCCCGGAGAAGGGCGTCACGATCGATCCGAACGAGGCCGAGGAGACGAAGAAGACGCTCACCGAGAAGTTCACCGGAGACAAGCGCGGCGAGCCGATCGTGATGACGGGGGCGACCAAGATCGAGCAGTTCGGCTTCTCTCCCGAGCAGCTCCTGCTCCGCGAGCTGCGGCGCATCCCGGAGGAGCGGGTGACGGCCGTGCTCGGCGTGCCTGCCATCGTCGCCGGCCTCGGTGCCGGCCTCGACCGCTCGACCTTCACCAACATGGCAGAGGCGCGCGAGGCCGCATACGAGTCGGGGATCATCCCCATGCAGCGCAACCTCGGCGAGGACGTGCGCTTCCAGCTCCTCCGGGACTTCGGGGCCAACCCGTTCGACCATCGCTTCGGCTTCGACCTGACCGAAGTGCGGGTCCTCCAGGAGGACGAGTTCCGGGTCGTCCAGCGCATGGATCTTGCGTACCGCTCCGGGATCGTGACGCGGCTCGAGGCCAGGCGCGAGATCGGCCTCGATGTGGACGAGGCACGAGACAACGTCTTCTACCAGCCGCTGAACGCGACCACCGTCGCGGCAGACGGCGGCCAGCCAGCCAACGGGAACGGCGCTGGCGACTTCACCGCGGAGGAGCTCGCGCGCGAGCTCGCCCGTCTTCAGCCACAGACCTAGAGGTGACGCGATGAGAGAACACAAGACCCTGACAGGGGTCTCGATCAAGGACGCCGACCAGGGCCTCGTCAGCGCCGTCTTCGCGACCCTGAACGTCGTCGATGCCGACGGCGACGTCACGTTGCCGGGCGCATTCGAGGACGGGGCGGAGGTAAGGATCTCCGCGTTCGGCCACGCCTCCTGGGGCGGCGCACTGCCGATCGGGAAGGGCCGCATCCGCGAGCAGGGCGACGAGGCGATCCTCGACGGCCAGATCTTCCTCGGGACGACGCACGGCCGAGACCACTTCGAGACGCTCAAGGAGATGGGGTCGCTCATGGAGTGGTCGTACGGCTTCGACATCCTCGAGGCCAGCGACGGCGAGCACACAAGCGGCGAGAAGGTGCGCTTCCTGCGCAAGCTGAAGGTGCATGAGGTCTCGCCGGTCATGCTCGGCGCAGGCGTCGACACGCGCACGCTGGCGGTCAAGGATCTCAAGCGGGCGATCCCGCCCCACTCGACCGCCGTCAGCGACGCAGAGTGGGACGGCGCGGCGGCGCGAGCGAACCTGCGGAATGACGGCAGCGCCGCCTACTACCGGAGCGCGTTCGCCTGGGTCGATCCCGACGGCGACCCCGAGACCAAGACCGCCTACAAGTTCATCCACCACGAGGTCGATGCGGACGGGAACGTCGGTGCGGCGAACATCGCTGCCTGCCTGACCGGCATCGGCGTCCTGAACGGTGGCCGCCAGGGGACGACGATCCCGGAGGCCGACCGCCAGGGCGTGTGGAACCACCTGGCTCGGCATTTGCGCGATGCCGACCGAGAGCCGCCCGAGCTCCGCTCGAAGCGGCTCAGCTTCCCCGACGAGGCCGAGAATGTCCTGGGGGGCATTCAGGCGCTCGTCAGCCGAGTCGAGAGCTGGGGTTCTGGCTCGGAGTTGAAGGAAGGCCGCGTCCTGAGCGCGGCCAACCGCGAGCGCATCGCTGCCGTGGTCGAGGCGATGGCCGAGATCGACGAGCGGCTGCGCAAGCTGCTCGCGGAGTCCGATCCCGACAAGCATCGGGCCGAGGTCCGGCGGGAGCTTGCCCGCTACTTCGCGCTCGAGGCGCAACTGAGGAGATGATGATGGGCAAGTACGAGGACATCGTCGGCCAGCTCGAAGACCGGCGCAAGAAGGCCGCCGAGCTGATCGAGAAGGGCGGCGAGGACATGGACCTCACGGAGGCCGAGGTCCACGAGCTGCGCAAGCTCAACGAGGAGATGACCGAGCTCGGCAAGCAGAAGGACGAGCTCGACGGCCTCCGCAAGATCAAGGCCGACGTCGACGCCCTGGGCGAGCTCGAGCCGCACCCCGGCCACCCGGTCGGCAAGCGGCGGGAGAGCGACGAGGGGGCCGGTGAGGCCGAGCTGAAGGGCATCGGCGACCTCTTCGTCGAGACGGAGGAGTTCCGGGCCTACAAGCGGGGCGACCGGAGGACGCCGACCGTCACCCTGTCGATCCCGCTCAAGAACACCTTCCAGACGACGGCCGGCTGGGCGCCGCCGGACATCCGAGGGCCGCAGGTCGTGGAGTTCGCGACGCGGCCGCTCGCCGTCGCCGAGCTGCTGCCGCAGTCGACGACGACGCAGGCGTCGGTCATCTACATGGAGGAGACGCTCTTCTCCAACTCGGCGGCCGAGGTCGCCGAGGGAGGCACGAAGCCGGAGGTCTCGCTCGGACTCGAGGAGGTCACCGAGCCCGTGCGCAAGATCGCGGCCTTCCTGCCGGTGACCGAGGAGCAGCTCGCCGACGTGCCGCAGGCCAGGGCGTACATCAACAACCGCCTCGGCTTCATGGTGCGCCAGCGGCTCGACTCGCAGATCCTGACCGGGAACGGCGTCGCGCCGAACCTGGAGGGGATCGAGTCCCGCTCGGGCATCCAGACGCAGGCGCTCGGCGGCGACAACGTCCCGGACGCGGTCTACAAGGCGATGACGAAGATCCGGGTCAACGCCTTCGCCGACCCGAACGTGGCCGTGTTCCATCCGAACGACTGGCAGACGGTGCGTCTGCTCAAGACGTCGGACGGCATCTACATCTGGGGCGCCCCGATGGATGCCGGGCCGGAGCGGATCTGGGGGATCCGCGTGGTGCAGACGACCGCGCAGCCGGAGAACACCGCGCTGGTCGGCGACTTCCAGCAGGCGAGCCTGATCGTGCGCTCGGGGGTCGACCTGCGCATCAGCGACTCGCACGACGACTACTTCGTCAAGAACCTGCTCGCGGTCGTCGCCGAGATGCGGGTGGCGCTGGCGGTGTACCGGCCGGCGGCGTTCGCGACCGTGACGGGCATCTAGCCGGACACGGAGCCGGGGCGCTCCGGCGCGAGCGCCCCGGCTCCCACGGGCCATGACAGACCAGCCAGAGATAGCCGTCGGAAGCGTTATCGAAATGCGCAACGCCGACGGCACGGTGACGCAACACAAGGTCATGGCATACCTTCCGGTGACTGACGAGCAGCGACGCGATGCCGCACGGCTCAAGCGTCTGAGGCGCGAGTTCGCGAAGCAGCACCCGGACCTCGCCCACGACTGGCATGCGTTCCTCGACTGGCTCAAGCAGCGCCAGCCGCACGACAAGATGCGCCGCCGTCCTGAGGACAAGTGAGCACCCTCGTCGCCAACAGCCCGCAGGCATGGAGCGAGCGGGCCCGCAGCCGCACGTCCTGGGAGGCGGCCATGTGGTCGGAGAGCGGGCAGACGCGAAGGTTCCTCGCAATCCTGCGCCACCTCGAGTTGCGCTCGGGCGACAGCGTGCTCGACTACGGCTGCGGCACCGGGCGCTTCTGCGCGTTCCTCCCACCGGACGTCGGCTACTACGGGCTCGACTGGTCGGAGGAGATGCGCAGGCGAGTGGCGGACGAGCATCCGCGCGCCCGCGTGCTCTGTGAGCTTCCCGACCTGATCTTCGACCACGTCGTCTGCGTCGGCACCTTCAACTTGGCCGACGGCTGGTCGCGCGAGCAGACCTTCGCGCAGCTCGCCGACCTCTGGAACGGCTACACGCGGCGGACGCTCGTCGTCTCGCTGTACCGAGGCCACGACCCGAGCTGCCTGCGCTACCAGCCGGAGGACCTGGTCGAGTTCGCACGCAGGCTCGGTTGCCAGAGCTTCGCCATCGACGCGACCTACCTTGAGAACGACCTCCTCCTGGAGCTTCGCCGATGAGCGTCGTCGTCACGATGCACCAGCCGAACTTCCTGCCCGGCGCCTCCGTGCTCACCAAGGTGCTGGCCGCCGACGCCGTCGTCTGGATGGACACCGTGCAGTTCACGAAGGGCGGCTGGACGAATCGGCAGAAGCTCCCGGACGGCCGTTGGCTGACCGTCCCGGTGTCCAATGAGAGCTTCGCTCCGATCAACCTGGTGCGGATCGGCAAGCCCGCGAAGGACTGGCGCGAGCCGATGGTGCGCGCCCTCGTCGATGCCTGGCCGGGCGAGGTGACGGCCGCGGTCTGCCGCGAGATCCTGCGCGAGTACGAGCTCCTGGTCGGCCTGAACGCGCGCCTGCTCTCGCTCCTGCTCGCCGCGCTCGGCTACTCGGGCGAGCAGCACTGGATGTCGCACCTCGACTCCCAGCACGCGGTGCCGGCCACGTCCTCGGACAAGGACGCGCTGCGGCCGATCTCCGAGCGGATCGCGCACATGGTCTGGCAGCTCGGCGGGACGGTCTACCTCTCGGGGCCGAGCGGCCGCAACTACCTCGACGAGCAGCCCTTCACCGAGCGCGGGATCGCCGTCTCCTACTGGCACCACGAGGGGCCGAATCCCTGCTCGCTCGCGCTCGTCGACCAGCGCACGGAGGTGGCGGCATAGACGTGGCAGACACGCCCACCATCTACGACATCGAGATCCTGCAGGGCGCGACCTGGCGGCTCGACATCCTCTGGAAGGACGAGGCCGGCAACCCGATCGACACCTCCGGCTACAGCGCACGGATGCAGATCCGCCGCAGCTTCGAGGACGAGACGCCCGAGATCGAGCTCACGGACGCGAACGGGCGGATCACGCTCGGGATCGTCGAGGACCCGCCCGGCACGCCCGTCCGGAACATCCGGCTCGAGATCGAGGCAGCCGCCACCGAGGCGCTGGCCGCGACTCCCTCCGATCGGCGCTGGCGCTACGACCTGGAGATGGTCACGGGCAGTGAGGTTCGGCGGCTTCTGCAGGGCCGGGCCAAGATCTCGCTGGAAGTGACCCGCTGAGATGGGCGACACGCTCATCATCACCGAGACCGTCACCGAGACGGTCGAGATCACCGATGCCGGAGTCCCTGGGCCACGCGGCCCGAGCGGCCCGACGGGGCCGACCGGCGATGCAGGGGGGCAAGGGCCGACGGGCCCCACCGGGGCTACGGGAGCGACCGGCGGTACGGGGCCGACTGGCGCTACTGGCCCGACCGGAGCAGGAGGAACCGGCCCGACTGGCCCGACCGGTGACGCAGGGGCTGCGGGCGCCACGGGACCCACCGGGCCGACGGGTGCCACGGGTGCTGACTCGACCGTTGCCGGCCCTACCGGGCCGACGGGCGCGACCGGCGACGCTGGCGCGATCGGCCCGACGGGTCCGACGGGAGCGACAGGAGACGCCGGAGCGCCTGGCGCTGCCGGAGCGACAGGTCCCACCGGAGCGACGGGTGATGCAGGGGCAGCCGGAGCGACGGGTCCGACGGGGCCGACCGGTGACGCCGGTGCGGCGGGTGCTACTGGCCCGACTGGCCCGACTGGCCCTTCGGGAGCGACTGGCGACGCTGGCCCCGCTGGTCCGACCGGGCCGACAGGCCCCACCGGGGCAACGGGCGCAGGTGCCACCGGCCCTACCGGCCCGGCCGGGAGCGCCGGAGCGACTGGCCCAACGGGGCCAACTGGCCCGGCAGGCGCATCCGACATTCAGTACGAGACGCGCTCCACGAACACGATCCTGGGCGTGGCCGATTCGGGCAAGGTCATCGACATCACCGCTGCGATCACGCAGACCTTCGAGGCGGACGAGACGCTCGGGGACGGCTGGTGGGTGATCCTGCGCAACGCCACTGACGAGGGCACTGTCGTCGTCACGCTCGATCCAGCGGGTACCGAGACGATCGACGGCCTGACTACGGTTACGATGTACTCCGGCGAGGCGCGGCTCATCATTTGCAACGGCGCGGGCGGCAACTTCAACTCCGTGCTCCTTCAGGGCGGCTTCGCCCGCTTCACCGCCGACGGCAACTTCATCGTCCCGCATGGGATCACGAAGGTGTTGGTACACGCTTACGGCGGCGGTGGGGGCGGTGGCGGAGGCAGGGGCGGAGCAGCATCGTCCAACAGACAAGGGGGGTCCGGCGGCGGTGGGGGCGCTTGTGCGAGAGGCGAGTTTCCAGCGGCGTTTCTCGGAGATCCTGGTAACTCAATCGCCGTCACGATTGGACAAGGAGGACTTTCCGGGGGCGGTGGCTCAAATGCAGACGGGAACAACGGCGGAACAGGCGGCAATACGACATTTGGGAGCATTCTCACCGCGGGTGGAGGAGGAGGCGGAAAGGGTGGCGGTTCTAGCAACTCTGACCTGTCGGGAGGGGCGGGCGGAGGAAACGGAGAGGCTGGTCAGACTGGTCAGACCAACGCGAACTCGAAGGGCGGCGGGGCGGCGCGATGGTCAACAGCCATTTCTCCTGGTGGCAGCTTGGATGGCTCGGGAGACGCCGGAGGTTGCGGAGCAGGATCGGGAAACGGCGGCTCGGGAGAATGGGGTGGTGCTGCCGGAGGAAATGTTTGGGGGAATAGTTCAGGCGCTGGGCAAAACGGCATCGGATCTATCTTCGGCGGCGCTGGTGGCGGCGCGGGCGGAGGATGTAGCAGCGGCAATGTTGAAAGAAATGGTGGATCAGGAGGGGCAGGAGGTACGAGACAGAGCGGCACTGGAGCCGCTGCTGGAAATGCAAACGGTGGGGCAGGTACCTCCGGCACTTCGCGTTCGCTTACGGCTCGGGGATCGGCTGGCGGTGGCGGTGGTGGGCAAGATTCGGGCACAGGCGGTAACGGTGGCGATGGCGGCGCAGGCGGGCACGGCGGCGGCGGCGGCGGCGGCGGCACTCCCACCGGCGGGGCGGGTGGCACCGGCGGCGCCGGTGAGTGCCGAGTGTGGTACTCGTGAGCGTCTGCCTCTCCATGATCGTCCGTGACGAGGAGGCATGGCTCGGCCCCTGCCTCTCCTCGGCGCGCGAGCTCGGGATCGACTACTGGGTGATCGCGGACACCGGCTCGCAGGACGCGACCAAGGCCGTGATCGCAGAGG